GTCATCATCATCACCAGTATCACCAGTATTTTCAGTAAAGCCTAGTGCTACTTGATTTGCAAGCATTGTATCAATTACTCCACTTGTATTATCGCCATTATATATAAAAGATTGTTTAGAATCAAGTTTTACGCAAAATTCATTATTATATTCATTCTTAAATACTAAATAAACAAAATTTTCATCATCTTTATTTGTAATTCTAATATATCTTACATCTCCTTCTATAAAAGTTCCTGTAGAAACAGCTGTGCTAAAAGACGCAACAGTTACCTCTGATGTGGGAACGCTAAGTATTCTTTTTGATATTTCATTAACACTAGATATAGTTCGTGTATTAACAGACCCTTGTTCTGTTCCATTTAATTTTATTGATTCAATGATTTTAACCGTCATTGTTGCGCTTGATAGCGTTGATGCCATTATTCTTTCTCCTTATATTTTTACTAATTTGTTTCTTTAGTCTTTGGATTTGAGTATTTTCCAGAAACTAAAGCACTTATTGCTTGTGTGTAATCTTGTCTTAAATTTGCTAATGTTGGGGCATAAAGCTCTACATCTTCTTCTATTGCTAATAAATATTCTAATGCTATTATAGATGCTTTTAATACAACTAAATTTTCAGCTTCATCTGGAAATGATGCAATTGAACTATCGTCAAATGATATTGTTGGAAATTGAACTTCTTCATATTTTAAATTTGCCGCCAAAATTCCCGATGGTAATACATTTATTTTATTACCTTCAATGTAAAATACGGGGTCAGTTAATGTTGCATATTCCAAAGAATTTACGTCATTTGCTTTATATTTAAGTTCAGAAGGTATTTGTCTTGCTTGATATTCCCCAGCAAAAACCGATAACACTTTTGATGTGTTTAAAACTTCCGCTTCAGAACCAGGTGCTTTTGAAACATCTCCAAAAGTTTGCATAGACGAACACATTTTAAGCATAGGAAGAGGCATAACATTAATAACTTCTTTAGCTGCATCTTTTAACCATTGCGCAGTCATCGTTCTAAAGGTTTCATCAACTTCCGTATTATCAGAAGAATCAGCATCAAACCCTGTTAATGCATGTATTTGAGCTGCAAAATCCCAAGCCATTATCTATTATTCCTGTTTGCTATATCTTCGTCCATTGTTGTTTGGCTAAATTCAACTTGAGTTTGCCCACTCCAAGTGCTTCTCATGTTTACATGATTTGAAGTCTTAAAGTTTTGTCCAAATATATGCCCACACTTGCATTCGCTAGATACTTTCATATCTATATCAACACATTTTTCACAATTTTTGCACCAATACGTTCTCATTATTTTCTAGTAGCCTTGATTTTTGCTCTTTTTTCTTTTCTAGCTAATCTTTTTAATTCTCTTAATTCTTTTTTTGTTGGTTGCCTGTTGGAACTCTTTACTTTTGCTTTCAATAATGTTTTTTGTTTTTCATATCCTTCATCCATTGTTTTAGCTTTAGAAGAAAGTTCACCTCCTTTACCTTGCATGCTCCATACATTTTTATCGGTTCTACTTGTATCTGATTGGTCGGCACGCTCATCTTTCCAATGTCTAGGATTGTCACTCTGACGAGCAACTACTTTATTTTTTCCTGAAGCTTTAGTTTCTGCTTTTCTTTCTCTAAATTCCTTTCTTGCTTCTTTCCTTGCTTTTCTTCTTGCCTTTCTATCAACTTTTCCACCTTCTTTATATGAAGGCATTTGAGCTCCAATTTTATTATATCCAGTTTTACCGCCACCTGCATATATTTGCTCTCTCATCATACGAGCATCATTAGTTCCGCCAGGAGCATAATCTATTTCTAAATTAGAGTCTGCTTGAGCAATTTTTTCTGCCATCTCAGTACCTTGAGCGGTATATGGC